AAAAGCTACTATAAATCCAAATCAAATTTTTACTTATGAACAATAAGATGGATTTATATAATGATGATTGCTTTAATATACTGCCAAAAATATCAGACAAAAGCGTTGATATGATATGTGCAGATTTACCATATGGCACAACAAGGTGTAAATGGGATAGCATTCTACCATTGTAGGAATAGAAAAGGAATTAGAATATTATAATATATCCTTAAAAAGAATATCTTCTGTTTAAATATCAAATCCAATTTTAGGTTTATCTAAATTATTTACCAATTCCACCAATACATCACCATGACAAGTCTTTGGCTTACACCAACATCCAAGGGTTTTACCTTTTAATTCATGCAAGTCATTTAATAGATATTTACCATCACCATTTGTGATCCATTCTCTATAAGCTTCAATACACTCTTTCCTTGTTGATAATATGAATTGGGCTCTGGTTCCCTTTTTATATGAAAAGGGGCAACCCCACTTACTTGTTCGATCGATTAATATATCATATGGTTCCTTCTTATGATGAACCACTTTACATTTTTTCATACACCCATCTTTTTTGACCACACCCCCATATTCTATAATATCCTCTTTCATGCATTATTTCTACCTCGGTTTTAGCACCATCAAATCCATCTTTAATTAACTTTTTCTTATTATAATTAAACCTATGTCTTCTGACACCATTAACTATCCAGAAATAATTGGGTTCTGATGTAGAGATATACTTAAAATTTAACTTCTCGTACATACCACCAGTGAACATAGATATATCCGAATAGGATATAACTCTATTAAAATCAAAATTATTCAAAAAATATTTGAATAATTTTGAACTAGCTCCAATGACTGAAAATCCAATCTTATTACAAAATCTAATTAGTTCATATTCTTTCTTTGAATTCGTAAATCTATATCCAAACGTCATTAAACTAACTAACTCATTGTTATAATATAATCCTAATTTTAGTGATGATGCAGAAAATCCTTGAATGTGATTATTATCTAGAAAAACTCTTGAAACATCAGAAGAAACTTCTCTAATTTGGCAATTTCTGGCATATATTCTATTACTTATAATACCAATTCTATTTAATAAAATAGATTTAATTATATCTGATTTATTTCTCCAATCATCCTCCCAAATATGAATTAAATTTATTCCCTTTTCTTCACAAAATTTAGTTTTATCTAAATGATAATATCTTTTTTTATAAAGCTCACTATGCCAATATAATCCATTGAATTCTATCGCCAAATTTAAATTTGGCATATATATGTCAATTTCCTTCCCATCTAAAATAGTTCTATCATTTTTAATATATTCGATATTATTTTCTTCTAAAAGGCTTAATATTTCAGACTGATATGATGATGTTTTATTGTATAATGGATTACAATTGATGCATATAGTTCTATTAGTACTAACTCTTTGATATAAAACATATATTAATATATTATACTCTGAATTACAATTCTTACATATAATGTCAACATTTCCATCATTATAACTTTTGACATCCAAATTTAGATTACTTAATTTAAGTAGATATTTTTCTGTCATTTTTTTCTTTCTAGAAACTTGCATATTTTTCAAAATATCTTCAAATTGAAAATGATGTTCCTTACCAGTTTTTTCTAAATAATTATTTTTTCTTTTTTCTAATATTTCCTTGCTCATTATTGGAAATTGATAACCCCATTTGTTGAGATTTGATTCAATTGTTTTTGATTTTATATCATCAGACTTTGATACATTATCAACTCCATACTTTTGTAAAGTCGAATTTTGTCTTTTTTTATTTATTTCATTTTTTTGATCAGCTGATATATTTCTTTTTGAATTGGATACTTTATTTTTAACTAATTCTGATTTTGATGCAATATCAAATCCCCATTTTTCTAAATTTGTTGCCTTTATTTTGTCTCTAACTTCTTTATTTCCTATTAAACTTTTTACTCCATATTTTTTAATCATAGATTCCTCTCTAATTTTTTTAAAATCTGGATCATCATTTGAACACTTATTACTACAATAAACAGAATAACAACCATTGTAAAATTTAACTTGATTTGTACAAATTTTACATATTGGTATTGATACTATATTATTATAGTAATTATAAATTTTAACTTTGAATGGAATATCAGGATTATTGATATTAAAATCAATAATGTTATTATATAATAATATGTGTTTTTTAACACATCTTTCAGCCCATAAGATTTTGTCCAGTATCTCTAATTCTAGTCTATCCATAATATTATATATTATAGTTATAAATAAGTTTTATGATATCAAACGAATTATCGAATTTTACTTTATAACGAATGTAACCCCTGCCCATCATTAGAAGACTCTATACTTATTACTTTAATGAGATTTTCATTATCTCCTTTTTTCTTATAAATCTCATTAAATCCTTTCGCAAGCCCTCTTTTGAACACTTCAGTAAAGTATGCGAACGGATTATCTGACTTCTCCTCATTGAAGTTATACCAGTTACCGAACATATCTAATAGACCGCTTTGATAGCAATCCATTTTATCATCATTACTCCAATATCTCATTTTTTTAATGGTTCGTTTAGCTAAAATTTCTAACATTAATTTAGCTTTATTGGTCAATTTTCCTTGGGACTTCGAGACAACTATCTCGCTAAATAAATCCCTGTTATGCAAATAGATAGGCTTTTTATTATTTTTTATAGAGACAACCTCTTATTTTTAGTATATATTACTTTTATATGATTGTTTTCAGTATTGATTCAATATCATTAAATTTATCATAGTTTATTTCTAACTTCATTTACTAACTATTTATTTCAAATTTTATTTTACCACAATCCCATATTTTATAAATATTATTTTCACTCATTATTTCCGATTCCGATTTTGATATATCAAATCCCATTTTTTTTAGACTCTTTTTTTGAAATCCCTGTTTATTTCTTCTTAATCCCTTTACATTATATTTATAATCCGGCTTTATTATAGATGATATCTTAAAATTATTTTTTAAATATATATCACCACAAGACCAGGAAATGTCAGCATATGTTATTATTCTATCAGGATTTTTTTTGGATATAAAAAATTTTAATAATTTGGAAAATCCACCAATTACACTATAATTTATCAAAGAGCAAAACCTAGATAAATTCCATCCATTTTTACTCATTTTAAATCTACCTTCTGATTTATCAAACGTCATTAAACTAACAAGTTCACCATTATAGAATAATCCAATAGAATATTTATTAGATACATATCCTTGGATATGATTTTTATTTAAAAATTCTTTAGAAATTTTATTATCTACTTCAGATACATGACATTTTCTTCCATAAATACGATTATCTGTGACTCCTAGTAAATTACTTATTTGACTTTTTAATATTTCACTTTTATTTAACCAATCATCCTCCCAAATATGGATAATTCTAATTCCCTTTGCTTTAAAAAACTCTGATTTCATCTTATGATAATTTTTATCCAAATATTCTTCTGAATGCCAGTATAACCCATTGAATTCAAATCCCAATTTTATATCTGGAAGATATATATCAATTTCAAGTTTATCTTTAAAGTTTCTTATAATATCTTTACTATAGATAGATTTTATAAATTTATAAAATTCTGATTCTTTAATAGATGATGAATCTCCTATTGGGTTACAAATTGTACATATTGGAATATTTGATTTTTTTCTAGTATAATAATTATCATTTTTTATTTCAAATGTGTGATCAAAATTATTATCACATTTAAAAAGAGATGTATTATCCTTTATATAATTTATATAATTAACATCACTTGATATTTTTGATGTTTTTAATCTTATTTCTTCTGATTTTGATATATGCTCAACTCTATATTTCTTTAATAACGTTTGTTTTGATTTTTCCTTAAATATCTCGGATTGTTGTAAAAATTCAACTCCATATTTTTCTAAATTTGTTAATTTAGTCTTTTCTTGAGTCTCCTTTAGTTGCATATGACTAATAACACCAATATTTTTAATATTTGTCTCTTTAGCCTTATCAGATCCACAAATTTTTGAACAGGCATATTTATTACCAACTGAAATATTTCTATAATATTCTCTATAAGTAATTTCCACCTCTTTATTACAATAGTCACATATTACGTTTATTAGTTGCCTTGATCCAGTATTTAAATGATTAATATTCACATCAATAAACTCACCAGTTATATCATATCCAAGTGATTTAAAATATGGTAACTTTCTACACCCTTTAGTTGGAATTTTAATAAAATTATTTTTTAACATATTATATATATTAAAATGTGGCAACTCCCTTTAATAAAAAAACCTTAACATTGTTAAGGTTTTTTAAGTTTTTCTAATTATTATATTAAATTAAGCTCTTTCTCTTTCTTTATATTGTAATTCTTTAACTGATTGTAAATCTACTTCTAATGATTTTCTTCTCTTTTCTAGATTTTCTAAAGCAACATTTAAAACATTAGATTCTCCTATGTATTTAATTGAAGTTTTTACTTTACTGATGTTAAATTTAACATCTTCTAATTTTAATGAAATTTCTCTTTCTTTATCTTCTAATTTCTTTTTACTTACTAATTCTTTACTTAATTTATTTTCATAAAAATATGTCAAATCGTAATTTAATTCATTTCTAACCTCGTTTACTAATTCAATAGCTGATTCGTATTTGAAGAATGAATTACCATATCTTTCATCACATCTATAAAGATAAGTAGCATTTTTATAATTAAATGCAAATGCTTCTAAATAAGGATTAACTAAGTTAGAAACTCTCTTAACAACATCTAATTCAACAAATTTATCTAAATTATTTGAAGTTTCTAATAAAACAGGATAGAAATTTTTATTAACAATAGGAATGATAGGAGAACTGAATAAATTTTCTAAAGTTGTTTCTTTATTCATTTCATCATCATTGATGAAGATAATTCCTTTTTTAGAAACAGATAAACCAACTGTTAAGTTTTCAGAAATTCTGAAATTAACTCTATCTTCAGTAATATCTGCATATTTCATAGCAGTTTCCAAAGTTCTTAAAACTCTTAATTTATTATTGTCTTTAACATGAGTCTCTAAAAGAGTTTTTTCAACATTATTCTCAGATAATAAGAACCATGATTCCTTTACTAAACAAAGATATCCATCTTCAACTTGTTCAACAACAGTGAAAACGGACTCACCTTTACCACCTGATAGTAAATTTGCTTTTTGTTCTGGAGATTTTGTTAAATTATGAACGAATAATTTAATTTCAGGAACCCAATCATAAATAGCTAATTCATTAAGAACTTTTGACAATCTATCTTGATCATTCTCTAAATTGATAGTTTGTAAAAGGACATTAATAGGTTGTCTATATAATTCTCCTTGATTTTTGCTATTCAAAACATTATATAAATGTTTTAATTCATATAAAAGCTGATACTCTCTCATATCAGTATTAAGTGATTCAAGAAGTGATTTAACACTTTTATCAAAAGTATAAGTTCTTAATCTTTCATTAAGAGCGTTAATAACTTGCTTCTCAGATAATTCATTGCATAATCCAATATAGGATTCAACTATCATTGAAACTTCTTCTTGATCCATACTTGAATTTTTTCTGAAATTAAATAGTTCTAATTTAATATTCTTCATAATAAATATTGTTTTTTATTTTATATAATCTATATATAATAAAATAAAAATGAATTTTTCCCATTTTTTATTAATAGACATTACTATATATATTTATTCCTGAAACTTATTTTTTTCACTTTGTTTATCTAACTGCTGTGAATCATTATTATTCCATTTTGATGGCTTTCCATTGCTTTTTGCTTCACGTAAATGCAAGTACCATTTAGTTCTTTTAGGATTAACTATGTCATTGCCATTATCATTTCTAAATGCCGGATAATAAGTATGAACTTCAAAAGAAACGGTTAACTTGATAGCATTATCACTGGTCATATTTTTTTCTCTTGATATATCAACTTGTTGATCATCAGGCATCAATAGAACAGCATCTATATTCATGAAATTGTGCTCAAAATACATAAACCTATAAAGCCACAAGGTATTAATAATTGCTTGACTACATTTAAATGAGTCGATTTCAGAATTTACCAAAACCACTAAGTCATATTTAACTGAAATAGGAACTGCTCTAATTTTTGCTAAAACTTTTTTAATTTCTGTTTCATTTTCAACTACCATTCTTAACCAAACATTCGGATTAGCAAATTCATCTGATTTGATATTAAATCCAGTCATAGTTAGATGACCTCTCGGTATAATATCAGTATTTAACTCAACATATCTGTTATCAGAAACTACATCATCAGTGAAGCTGTCTAGTAAAAATCTTTCATCACCTGTCATGGAGTAATAAAATGGTACCCTAACTTCTCTGTCACCAGAGGAAAAACGATTCGTCCAGAAAACCTCTCCCTCAATTGTATCTAATACACAAACGGTTAAATCGCGAAAAAAGCAATCTTCGAAGTTGTAACGATCACCTATCATAACCTTAAATTATTTTTATAATCCGATTCCCAAATAGAAACTATTTTATAACCCAATAGTTTAAGACATTCTTCTCTATCGATAGTTTTTTTGTATAGATATCCAAACTTTTTCCCATTTACATTATTAACATCATCTTGATTATATATATTCGGATTTCCATGCCAAAAATCTCCATAAAATTCATATATAATTTTATTTTTCAAGTCTATACCATCAACAAATACATTTCCTATTTTATATTGTCTGTAATCTTTATCTATATTAAATTCATTTAACCATATATTTTCAATTATTCCACCATTTCTATTACATATCCCACACCCCCTACCATTTAGATGTGAATTTGGTGTCATCTCGAATACCCCATGCTTAGAACAATTTATTTTAATTTTTTTATTGGACTTTTTATAATCAGTCAGATCATATTCATATTTATCCTGATGTACTAAATTAGCTTTTTCGATGAAAGATTCTCTCGTTGAGGATCCCTTACCTATACTATTACATTTAATACACCCACCAGTTTTGGAATCCAAGTGCTTCATTGGTGATTGATAAAATTCAAAATCATGTTTTTTACACCTTATGAGAACCTTATTTCTCATTTTAACATATTCCACTTTGGAATAGTCATATCTATCGGAATGTATTTTCCTAAATTTCGAAATTATATCATTGATATTGTTCTTCCTACTTTCTGATCTTTTCAATAGTCCGCAATTTGGACATCCAGATACATAATGGGAGTTGGGAATCTGTGAGAATTCATCATGGTGTGGACAATTGATCAAAACTTTTGTTCTGTCATTTTTGTAATCAACCAGTGAATAGTCATATTTATCTCCGTGTTTTAATTTGGACTTTTCTATAAATTTATTGGTATCATACTTAATCATTAATTATATATTAATTTTATATCCTTCTCATTTTAATATATAATCTATGAAGTATCTAAAGTATTTTGAAAATGTCGAATCGTCAGTTAGATCGAAACTGGAATCAATTGTTTCTATGTATGAATATCTATGTGATAATGATAATATTACCATTTTTTAAAGGATCGGAAATGAAGTATATTGATGGTGTTAAGAGAATGAATGAGTACGGATACAATTTTACTTCATATGAAGAGAATTTTCAGGAAATTAACGATGATGAAAATGTAAAAATTAGTCATATACACATCTATTTTACAATAAGAGATCCAAAATTTCTACCTGAACTAAAATCTACTTTCTTAAATAGAATAAAGAAATTTAAATTCTTTTAATTGAACTTTTCAACTTGTGTCCATAATAATTATATTAAATTGACATATGAAAGAACTTTTACTTAGTGAAAAGTGGAGACCAAAAAATTTAGAAAATATCATTCTTCTTCCAAGAATTAGAAAAATATTTGAATCTGGGATTAAACAAAATGTCATTCTTTATGGACATTACGGCACCGGCAAAACCACACTTGCTAGAATTTTAATAGGCAAATATTCTAAAAATAAAGCTTTTCTTGAAATAAATTCATCATTTTATACATCAATAGATGTTCTTAGAACTAAGATTGATGACTTCTGTTCTAAAGTTTATATGGGATTAGACTTAGATACTGAAGTTGAGATGGATCCTATCAAATATGTTTTTTTAGATGAGTTTGAAAGAACTTCTACCCAATATCAAGATGCACTAAAAGCCTATATTGAAGAATATTCCGCTAAAAATGTGAGATTTATATTTAATACCAATCATATCAATAAAATTTCTGATGGTATTAAATCCAGATTAATGCAAGTAAATTTTGATTGTGTTAGTGCTGAAGAAGAAAAATTTCTTAAAACATCTATTTACAAAAGGATTATGGATGTTATTGCACCTAAAGAAAACATTTCACTAAAAAAAGAAGACCTAATTAAGATTATCAATAAAAACTTTCCAGATTTTCGTTCTATTATGAATGAAATCCAACACTTTAAGGAGACTGGTGAGACTATTGTTGCTGCATCAGTTGTTAATCTTAAATTAAGAAATGATTTATATTCAATTGTATATGATAAATCAAAAACCTATGAAGATATTTATCACTTTTTAATGGATAACTTTGGTCCAGAAAAAATTGATGAAATGATATCTTTATTTGGAAGAAGTTTTATCCAATGGAGTTTTGCTGAGAAAAGAGAAAACATCGATAAATTATTTCAAGTTAATTATATTTTAGCTGAAAATACTAGATTATTGGAAACTGCAACTGACCCTATTATTGTTGGTATGACGGTAATAGGAAGATTAAGAGACTTGTTTTAATCCTTCATTTTTATTTTTAACTATATCTGTGCTGTAAAATTTTAATATATATTGCAATTATGGCACAAACTTACGATTTTAGGGACTTTTATATTAGATACAAAGGGCATCCTATGTATAAAGATGGAGTACTTGTGCAAGATGATGTCATACATGTTATTATTCAAAAATATGAAATGATATTATTTACCAACCAAGGTGAACTCTTAGGTGATCCAAATTTCGGATGCAACCTTGAGGAGTTATTATATGAAACTAGAGTTGATTCCAAAATTGTTGAAAATCAAATTAGAGCACAAATCTCACAATATATTACAGAGTTAGATAGTATGAATTATAACCTAAATGTTGTTTTTGCACAAGATGTTGAGAATTATCAAGAAATGATGTATGTTTACTTTGAATTAGCAGATTACGAAGTATTTGCTCAAATAGGCACACAGTATGGTGGATTTTAAATTTAAACTTTAAATATTTTTTAAAATAAAATTATAAAATATAATTTATGAGGACTATTTTAATGCAATTTTGGGAAGAATCAGAAAGAGGATGGGGAATTAGACCCGATGGAGCTTCTTTACATATAGATAAACAATCACACAAAAGATATATAAAAGAGGTTTATAATGATAGAGATATTAACAATATCCCAAATGAGTATGAAAGAATTGTTGGGAATCCAATAGAAGTGAAGGTTGAAGACGAGATATATAATATTGTATCATCTGAAAAAACTTTAAGATTGGCTCAATTTCAATTAAGTAATTTAATTAAATTAAAAAATATTATTGTAGATGTTGATTAGTTTTTTACATAAAATGTTTCATATAATGTCTTTATTTTTTATTTGGTCAGAATTTTACCATATAAAATATAAAGATAGACTTTATGTAAGATTCAATGAAAGAAAAATAGACAAGACCACTTTTACAGATTATATTTTTTATATAACAAAGATTTTTTATTTTATCTGGGTATTAGTTGGATTATTTTCTGCCCATTCAATGGCTTTTTTATCTATTTTATTAATTTCTGCGATAAAATTTTTTATCGTTTTATTCAAAAGTAAAAGGGTTACTGATATCTATGACGTAATATGTAGTGTTTCATGTATCTTAATTTTGGGATATATGTTTTTTAAATCAACCTTTTGATAAGTGTTGTTCTGTGATAATAATGAATTCAAATCCTTTTCTCTGACAATATTCTATCATATATTTCCACTTTGATAAATTCTTATTCCACATAATCAGGCTATATTTGAAATTCTTTAATTGTTTAGCTGTTGCATTTTGGGGTAATTTTGGTTCAACAGTTTCATTAGAAGGTTTTACTTCAGCAACAACCCTTGATATAGAACCATCAGATCTTTTTAACTCATAGTAAAAATCAGGATAATAGGTATGAGTTGTTGTTTCTAAGCTTTTGGTAACTTCATTATATTCAGTTTTTTGGTAAGGTATATTAAGACTCTCGGCTGACCATTTTAAAATATTATCATTACTATCTAACCAAATCATTATCTTCTTTTCCAATGAACTCCTATAATAGAGTCCACCGATTGAATTTAATTTAATTATCTTATCTTTATTTATTGGAGTGAACAATCCTTGATGGTATTTTTTATTATTTGGTACGTTATTTATCATATGATAATCTGTTTTTAATATATATAAATAATGAAGGTCCTCTGGGATTACTTCATTACGAGGGCAGATCAATTTTTAATATATACTTTATGCCAATTAGATTATCAATAGACGAATTCATTAGTAGATCCTCAAAATTATATAATAATAGATATGATTACTCATTGGTACATTACCAAAATTGCATGTCAAAGGTTAAGATTATTTGTCCTGATCATGGAATATTTGAACAAACTCCACAGAATCATTTAAATGGACATCCATGTAAAAAATGCTCAAGAAATATTGTATCATCATATCAAAGAAGGGGACATGAATTTATCGAAAAGTCAAATCTTAAATTTGATAGAAAATATGATTATTCATTGGTTAACTATGAAAATAGGGCTAAAAAAATAAAAATTATTTGCCCTGATCATGGAGTATTCAAACAAACTCCAATCAATCATTTATCTAGAGGATGTAAAAAATGTTCGATTCTAAAAAAGGCCAATATTAACGAATCGATATTCATTAATAAATCAAATATAATACATAAGGATAAATATGATTATTCATTAGTGAGTTATAAATCCGATAAAATAAAGGTCGTAATAAAATGTAAAAAACACGGAGATTTCCTGCAACAACCAAATACGCACCTAAGTGGTCGTGGATGTCCCTCTTGTTCAAGTAGTAAAGGAGAAAATATGATCTTAAATTATTTATCAAAGAGGGGAATATTATTTGAGAAGGAAAAAAAATTTGAAAGATGCTCAAATGTAAATAACTTATTATTTGACTTCTACATACCAAATTTAAATACTTGTATTGAATTTGATGGTAAACAACATTTTGAATCTATTAATTTTTTTGGTGGTGATGATCAACTTAATGATATCAAAAAAAGAGATCAGATTAAGAATCAATATTGCCTAGATAATAATATAAATTTAGTGAGAATACCATACTATGATATTAATAGTATAGATAAAATTTTAGATAGTATATGGGAGAATTAATAGAAAGAATTAAGTTAAGTAACCTAGTGCATGGTGATGGAATTGCTGAAAATTTCAAAGCAAATTCAATATTCTTCCAAGAAGCATATTCCAAGTCTGATAAGAATGTAATGAGTATTCCAATAGGTAAAATACAAGTTGGTGGATTTTACTTTTTTTTTTATTTAGATGATTCCAATTGGATGAGATACTCCCCGGTATTCACCGTTGATTTTAAGAAATTTGATAATCTAATAATTGTATATGGAGTTAACTTCAACTTCATACCACTTGAAATAAGATCAACTATTTTTGATAAATTTATGACCGAAGATAACTTTGAAAAAGATATATTACTCCCTGTGACCTATCAGGGTGTTTATAAAGAATTGTTGAAATATGGATTTGAATATGCTATAGTCGAATATAATCTAGCCCAGGTTAAGTATGTACATAAGATAAGTATGAATTTAGTTCCAAGATTTTTATATTCTCAACATCCAGTTAATAAATATGATCCAAATAAATTATACAGTATTTGGAGTGCTAAGATAGATGATAAAGCTGAACGTCACAGAGAAATGTCATCTGCTTTAATTAAAGATTTCTATACAGCTTCTGATGATATTTTAGATAATTATACACTATTAAAAAACCACATAGCCAGAATTCAAAAAAGTATAGATAAATATGGTGGATAAACTTATTTAATATATTATAGTATAACTCAATATGCTAAATTTAATATATATGAAAAAATATTTTGCTTAAATGCCTAGCTATAATCCACTTAACCAACAAACAACCAATATACAATCTGCGGTAGAGAACAAAGGTTTATTCAATAGATTATTGAGAGGTCTTAGCTCTTGGGGTATGAAATATGATGACATGATCATCAGAAATACTGTAGGTGTTGGTATGAATGAAGACCCTTATTCTATTAAGTCAAACTCAATGTATGACTTTTTCTCACAAAGGGCGGTTGCACAAGTTTTAAATAAAAAATCTATTCCTTATTTAGATAGAGCTTATTCTGATAAAAGAAGAATTTTAAGAGAATATTCAATCAAAGATGAAATTAGAGATTTCGTTTCTACTGTAGCAGATGAATCTATTGTATATAATGATGATAGAGATTTTTGCTTTATCAAATCTTTAACCAATGATTATTCACAAGATATCAAAGATAAATGTCAGGAATATTTTGAGAAAATTTATAATAAATATGGATTTTCAGATGGTATCACTGCTTGGAATATGATAAAAGATTTCTTGATTGATGGTTATGTAGCTTTGGAAATAGTTTGGGATGATAAAAAGAAAAATATTATTTATTTTAATAGATTAAGACCAGAAACACTTGTTCCTGCTTATGAACCTACAATCGGTAACTTATGGATTCAATATCCAGAAGATCCTCAGTTAAGAAGAATTTTTCTTGACTCTCAAATAGTTTTCATATCTTATTCTACTCAACATGACTATTCAGAGACTTCTTATGTAGAAGGACTTATTAAACCATATAATCAGTTAAAAATTATTGAACAAACAAGAATTATGTTCAATGTTATTAATGCAACTGTTTATCAAAAATTTACTATACCTATTAAAGGTTTACCAAGACAAAGAGCAGAAGAACAAATTGGACAATTAATTGCTGATTATTCTGAAGAAGTTGAATGGGATGATAGCCTAGGGACTCTAACTATTAGCGGCTCTAAACATTTACCTTATAACAAGCAAATATGGTTCCCTGAAGGTGATGCTGGAACTCCAAATATGGAATTAGTTTCTCCTGAAGGTCATAATTTGAATGAAAGTGATATGTTGACTTGGTTTTTTAACTCTCTAAAAAGAGCTACTAAAATACCTTTTTCAAGATTTGAAAAAGAAAATGGTGGTGGAAATGTATTTCAAGATGCGTCAGAAATGACTAGAGATGAGGTAAAATTCTCAAATTTCATCAATAGATTAAGATCTAATTTCAAAGAATTGATTGTAAAACCTTTGAAATTACAAATGTGTATGGAGTTTCCTGAATTAAAAGATGATGAAATATTTTTAAATCAGGTAGATATCAACTTTAATTCTAATCAAATATTTGAAGAATGGAAAAAATTAGCTAATATGGAAAAAAGATCTTCTATATTATCAACACTTTTAGGAATTCAAACTGCGGATGGTCAACCATATTTTCATATTGAATATTTAATTGATAAAGTAATGAAGTTGACTCCAGAAGAAAAAGAAGAAAATAAAGCTTATTGGATTAAAGCTAAAGGAATGGGAGCTGGTACATCTGCCGCTGGTGAGGGTGGAGAATTTGCACCTGAAGGCGGATCAGCACCTGAAGGAGGCGGATTAGCACCTGAAGGTGGAGTACCACCAGCACCTGAAGGAGGATCACCTGAAGCTGGAGCAGAAGGTGGTGGAGAATTTGAATTCTAATTTTTATATTTTTTACTAATTAATTCTTGAGATTTTGATGGATTATCAACTCCCCATTTTTCTATCATGGTTCGTTGTATTCTTTTTTTAATCTCTTTATTCTGAATTGGATAATCAACTCCATGATTAATATTCAATGACCTTTTTCTTTTAGATTCGGAGCATTTTCGACAATAGTATTCTCCCCACTTATTACCATATTTAACATAGTTTTTGAATATAACATCTTTGGTATTACCACACCCATCGCACTGACAGGTAATTTTTTGATGACTACCTGTTGATAGTAATTCAATTGGTATTAATAATTTCTCACCAATAGTAACATTATAACCCAATTCTTCATAATAGGAATAATTGGTCTCATTAATTTTTACTGATATCTCTCTTGTTATAATCATTTTCTATTTAGTATTCTTTTATAAATTGGTCCTCTATCAATATCTATATTAAATGTGTTTATCTCACCACCACAAAATACGGGTTTTAAAACTAAATAATCTTCAAGGTCTTTTAATTTTTTACCTTCTGTTGTTTCAAGAATTTTAATAAACCCATAATACTTATTATTTATAGAAAAAATTTGTGAAATAACATGTGATACTCTTGATAAATCAATTTGACACATATAACTATTTGTATATGGCTCACCAATAACTGGTAAAAAATTTGATTTTTCTTCAAATTTTTCATCTAATAACTCACAAATAGCTTTTTCTCTATGATGAAATTTATTATTCTTAAAATTGATAAATAATTTATCAAAATCTTGGATTTCTGTAAAAATTTCAAGCTTAATAAAATTTTCCATGATCATTATAGAAGTCAAAATTCACAAAGTTTTTCGTCTATCTATAAAAAATCCACCCTTTATTTTTTTAGGTTTTTCAAGGTTATATATATTGATACAAAATAATTAATTAATTAATGAAACCAGTACTAATTGTTGAAAACAATACAAGTCCTTTAAGTCTATATGAAAGCACTCAAACAGGCAAGAAAGATTATGTTTTAGGTGGTATATTCACTGAATTCGGTGTTAAAAACCGTAATGAAAGAATATACACAGCTGACAAATTCATTCCATGCTTAGATGAACTTAATGAAAGAATCAGTACTATGGGTGTAGTTTATGGTGAGTTCGACCACCCTGATGTTTTTGACACATCACTTTCAAGAGCTTCTCACCTTATCAGAAGTGTAAATTATGTCAAAGAACATAATAGAGTTGATGGTAAAATCAAACTATTAAATACCTATTGGGGTAAAGAAGCAAAAGCTTTAGTTGATGATGGTTGTCCAGTTTTTGTTTCATCAAGAGCTGCTGGTATTACAGAAGCTGATGGAACTGTAACATTAAAAAAATTATTTACTTATGATATAGTTGCTGATCCGGGTTTCGCATCAGCTAAATTAAGCTCAATCAATGAGTCATTAAACTATTCAAATAACACCAACTTTAGGATATATGAAATGTCCGATGAGTCAAAAATTAACGATTTATTCAACATGAACAAAGATCAATTTGTTACCAAAAATCAGTTAACCGACTATTCTAAGTATATCATCAATGAGATATCATCTACTAAGAAAGAAGTTAGAACTGCATTAAAATCTGGTAACTTAAATCCGAAAAAGCTAGAACAACTCTTAGAATACTACGAAGAGTTACAAAAAACTAACGACCAAGTAGTTAAGTACTTAGATTACTTAGCTGAGAAGGTACAAATTGTTGTTAATGAAAACAAATCATTAAAATCAACAACTGACAAATTAGTTAGTCACAATGACTACTTAGCAGAAAACTTAGAAAAAGCTATCAATTATTCTGAGTATGTAGCAGAAAATTTAGATAAGAATATTTCTTACTCTGAATATATCGCTGAAAACTTAGACAAAAACATTGTTTACTCTGAATATATCGCTGAGAATTTAGATAAGAATATTTCTTACTCTGAATATATCGCTGAGAACTTAGACAAAAACATTGCTTACTCTGAATATATCGCTGAAAACTTAGACAAAAACATTGCTTACTCTGAATATATCGCTGAGAATTTAGATAAGAATATTTCTTACTCTGAATATATCGCAGAAAATTTAGATAACACAATTGCTTATTCTGAATATTTAGCAGAACATGTAGAAGGTAACATCGCCTACTCTGAATACATCGCTGAACATTTAGATGATAATATCGCTTATGCAGAATACATTGCTGAGAATTTAGATAAAACTGTTTCTTATGCAGGTATGATTTCTGAAAAATTAAATGGCGGTAAATTATTTGAAAACAATGGTGAATCATTACCAAGTTTAAAAGACGCTGGTTTTGAAATGTTACCAGAATTTGAAGAAGAAGAAGAAGAAGGGTGGAATGATCACGAAGAAGAAGAAGAA